CTGAGATTGAGGAGGGGCTGAGCCGAAGAACGCTTCAAATGGAACGGCGCCAGCAGAGCTGAGGTCAGGGGCAGAAGCCACATACAGCGGCTTGAGCTGCTCAGCAGGAATAAGAGGCTCAAGAAGCCTTTTAATGGGAATGAGGGGCTCTTCCGCCCTAGGGTCAAACTCAAACGGCGGCGGAGCCGAGGGTTCAGGGGCCAACGGGGCAGGGGGGGCGGGCAATGGCTTAGCAATCTTCTTAGGATGGACCGCCATGTGGGCGTGGAACTCATGGAGCTTGGTGAACTCCGCACCACACTGAGGGCAAGAAACAGGAACCTCAGGAATAGAGGGGCTAACCACTGCGGCACCAATCTTACGGGAAGGGTCAAAGACGGTGCCGGCCAAAGAGGTTCGAATGGAGAGGCCAGCGCGTGGTGGGTAAATTTGCGGGACGGAAGCTTTCTCATGCTCCGCAACCATAAGACGGTGGTGGCACTGCAAGTTCCAAACCAAAGTGGAGTATATAACCGGGGCCCAACGTTTGGTGGCCCAGTCATAGAGCTCGAGCTCACGCCAAGTGTAATCAGCGGCGGCAGGGGGAGGGACTTCACCAACCATTGAAGCACGAGGGGTCGAAAGGCGCAGGACATATGGGCAGCGGCGAATGACCGCATCACGGTCGCCACCTCCACCTTCAGCCAATGATTGGACCATTGACTCAGGGGAGGGGTTCAAATCAAGGAAAGTGAAAGCAGGCTTAAAACGAAACATAGCCTTCTCTTCGGCGCGAGACTTATCAACAACTTTAGGATCAGAGTTGACGAGTGAATTGAAGAAACTGACTGCTTTTTGCCGATACTCCTTATTGTCGTTAGAAAGGAATTCAGAGAAGATCATGAACTTTTGGTTGTCATAAGCATCAGCAAAGCCAGTAATGGACACCGTGTCAATGGGGCAAAAGGCATCGCTATAATTGAACTCGGCGGACAAATCACGAATAATGGTCTTAACAAGAGTTGATTTGCCACGACCAGCAGCGCCACTAACCACGACATTTGTAGGAGTAACACGGGTGGTGTTCTCATCAGGGGAAGGCAAGCGATAGGCCTGGTTCTGAAGGGACATGAACAAGCCATTGGCTGACGCGGCGAGCGCGCCGGGGTGAGGCAACTTAGTGGTGGCAGAGTGTAGATCTTTCACGGATTCACGTAAGCGATTGTAACGGTCGGCTTCAATAGCATTAAACTTTGATGCGGAAGTGGCGAAGATAAATGGACGGGCCTCTGCTTCAAGCTTGAGATACTGGTTGTAAAGCTCTGCATGGTCGCTTGGGGTGAAAATGTCGGAACGACCCGTAATCCAGGTGATGAGAGAAGAAACAAGGGCACGTATAAGTGGAAGGCCCTTTTCCTTAAAAGTGGAAAAGTCGTTGATTTGAAGGGCGACCTCATGTACGGTGGCAGGAACAGTGTAACCAGACATGACAGCGGAACCAACACCAAGAACACCGGCAAGAATGAAGGCAAAAGCACCAACGAAGAGGGCAATTTGGCTAGGCGTGAGGGATACAGCGCCCTTGGCATCAATAACCGCTGAAAGTGAGGGTGGGTTCTGCATGGGAGCAGTCGAAGTAGGGACAACAACGACTTTTGGTTGGGGGACAGTGGGGTCAGAATGGTGGGTTGCAAGGGGGACCACAGGATTAAAC